CTTCTGCAATGCGGCGGCTTGCCTCCGTGATCACCATCGGGACAGACACTTACAAAAAACTCGTAAACCAGGGCGGGGCTTCCTCCGGGTGGGTAGGCGAGAAGGGTACGCGGTCTGAGACCGATTCCCCGACGCTTAAAGAGATCGCCATCAACACGAAAGAGATTTACGCGATGCCCGCGGCGACACAGAAACTGCTCGATGACTCCAGCGTTGACATAGCTGCATGGCTCGGCAATGAAGTCGCGATTGAATTCGCCGAGGAAGAAGGCGCGGCCTTCATCGAGGGCGACGGTGTTTCCGAACCTAAAGGTCTCGAAGCATACGACACAGTGGCAAATGCGTCCTATGCGTGGGGAAAGATCGGATATATTGCTTCGGGTGCCGCGTCTACCTTCACCTCTGCGGATAAGCTTTTTGATCTTCAGCATGCCCTGAAAGCGATATACCGGAATGGCGCCTCGTGGCTCATGAACGACGCGACCATGCTGCACATCCGAAAATTCAAGGATGGCAACGGGAATTATCTCTGGCAACCGGGATTGCAGCCGGGTGCGATAGACACGTTACTCGGAAAGCCGCTTGAGATCGACGACAACGTGGCAGACATCGGCGCCGGGGCTTATCCGATTTACTTCGCCAATTTCAAACGGGCTTATCTGATTGTTGACCGCTTCGGCATTCGGGTACTGCGTGACCCCTATTCGAGCAAGCCCTATATCCTCTTTTACACCACCAAGAGAGTCGGCGGCGGTATCGTTATGTACGAGGCGATCAAGGCCCTGAAGGTAGCGGCAAGCTAATAACCTGGGGGCTCAGGCCCCCACTCAATAAGATTTTAAGGAGGACATGAAACATGAAAGATCTTCACAACAATATAGACATTGTGTCGGTGCTTGATCCGGTTGTAGTGAGTGCGACCGCCACGCATACCGATATCGACCTTGCCGGATTCAACTCGGCAGAACTTTTTATCTGGCTCGGGACGGATGCCGGGTCCGGCCTAAGCGATTCTAACAAACTGACGTTTACCCTGTACGATAGCAATGACGGCGATAGCTACGCGGTTGTCGAAACTGCTGACATGCTGGGCGTGACGGTATCGAGCGGGGTTATCCTGACCGTTGACAGCACGGACGAAGACAACACACTGTATCATTACGGCTATGTCGGTGGAAAACGGTATTTACAGCTTGTCGTAACTGAAACCGGGACCGTATCCTGTCCGATGGCAATCGGCGTTGTCAAGGGTCATCCGCTGGATGCTCCCCCGCTGTAACTTTTAACCCGGCCCTTTAGGGGGCAACCACCGGAGATGGAGGAATAAAATATGGCAGATACTACATATCAACCAGCAGTATACAGGAAACAGGGTGGCGCCCCTTGGTGGCCGGCGGATACTATCTGAACGCATAAGGGGGTCTGCGGATATGACGACCGGAACTGGATTTATCGTGACCAGAGAGACATGGGGAAAAACGCCGCAGGAACAGCGCGACTGGATTGTTTTTGAGACCTTGCAATCGATCGACTGCCGTATGCGTGCACTGGAAAGATGGAACAAATGGCTTTCCTTCGCCGGTGGGATCATCGGCGGAATGGTGGCAGTGCTCGGGATGCAGCTGCTGTGAGGGGGATGGATGACATGAGAATCACGACGAAAACAGCTCCAGACGTTGAGCCGGTCACGAAAGCCGAAGTCAAAATCCACCTGCGGCTTGCCACCACTGACGCAGAGGCGGCGGCCTACACGACCGAAGATGATCTGCTCAACAGGCTCATAACAGTTGCAAGGACACAAGCGGAACAGGAAACGGGCCGGGCTTTTATCACACAGACGAAGACGCTGTACCTGGACGAATGGCCGTGCGGCAAAGAAATCAGACTTCCTTATCCCCCCCTGCAATCGGCAACAGTAACGTATCGGCTTGAAGACGACGACGATTACGACAATACGCTCTCGACGGTGGACACGGATATTGTGAGTGAACCGGGGCGGCTGGTTTTGCAACCCGATGAATCGTGGCCGTCGGGAACACTCTACCCGGACAAGCCCATCAAGATTGAGTTTGTCTGTGGCTATGGTGATGAAGCGGCGGACGTACCGGAAAACCTCAAATCTGCAATGCTCCTTAAAATTTCCGACCTCTACGAAAATCGGGGGGAGGTGGCTATGGGTGTATCAGTAACCAGGATACAGGATGCCATAGACTCGCTCTTGAGGCAATACGTTATATGGACGGAGTTTGACTGATGAGAGCAGGCCGCATGGATAGAATTATATCGCTCTATCAGGAGTCGAACACAACAAACGACTTCGGGGAGCAGATCACGACGTGGATACCGCTCTGTATGGTAGGCGCTGAGAAAGCTACCGGCACTCTGACTATCGGCACGCTCTATCAGATCACGGCCACTGAAACGAATCACTTTTATACTGGATGTACCGTGGGGGATGTTTGGACGGCAGCAGTGGCGACGGAACTGGATGCAGACAACAAGGTGAAGCCGGTCATCCGGTCATACCAGGAATGGGCGGAGCGGTTAGAACTGAGAGGTGATGAGAGATGGAGCGCTCAACAGACCATCGCGAAAATTGCCTGCAAATATCGGATCCGCTATCGCTCTGATATTACGCCCATGATCCGGGTGGTGGATGCAGACGGCAGGGAATATGACATACAGGCGCAACTGGAGCTTGGCCGTAAAGAGGGCATTGAATTAATAGTATCAGCGAGGGGCGAATAATGGCACAGCCCGCATTTAGGTTTGAAATCCACGGCCTCAAGGAAACAATGGAAGCACTTGAAAAGCTCCCGACCATGAGCATGAAGAAAGGGGTCGTCAGGAAGGCTCTCAAAAAAGCCGCTATGCCGATAAAAGATCGAGCACAAGAAAACGCTCGTGGGATACCGATGGATAACAAAGACATCGTTGAATCAATCAAAGTCGGCACCTCACTTAAACGCTCACAGCGGGGCAGGCAGGACAGGTCACGGGTGACGGCATATGTCGGAAGCAGCCATCCGTTGGCTCATCTGTTCGAATTCGGAACTGCTGAGCGCTACACAAAGAAGGGCGCTTACCGTGGCTATATCCAACCGATGCCATTCTTGCGGCAGGCATGGGACAGCCAGAAGAAGGTGTCCCTTGACATATTAAAAGACGAAATCTGGAAAGCGTTGCAGAAGTCGGCAAGACTTTTGGCGCGCAAAGCCGCGAAAGGTACGCTTACAGCGAAACAGCGGGCGGGGCTGATGAAATGATCGAGCAGGCAATCAGATACATATTAGTGAACGATGCGACCGTAAAGGCGATCACGACGCACTGCTGGCCGGTCATGATCCCGCAAGACGCGACATATCCCCTGATCCTCTACACCAGAATTTCGGGCGAACGGGACCACGTATTACAGGGGCCGTCCGGCATGGCACATCCCCGCTTCCAACTGGACGCCTTCGCCGAAACATATACAGGCGCGAAGGCTCTCGCAAATGCGATCAGGGAAGCATTAGACGGCTACAGGGGCACGGCGGCGGGCACGCGTATTGGATCATGCCTCATCGATAGTGAGCGGGATATTTATGAAAGCGAAATAGAGATTTACCGCATCAGTCAGGATTACATGATCTGGTGTGATGAATAAATAGCAACAAAAACAGGAGGAAAAAGCAATGTCTGATATGACAGAAGCGCAAGGAACCAAATTGGAAATGTCCACCGGGACGGGCGGGGCGGTAACGATTACCGATATTACCCTTGCCAATCCCACCATATTAACGGCTGTTGGTCATGGATTGAGCAACGGTGATGTTGTGACTGCTGCGAGTTTCGCTGGCGACGATGCGGCGAGTATCAACGGCAATACCTACGTCGTACTTTACAAGACGGACGACACATTCGCTATTGCTCTGGACTCGACCGACCTCACAATCACGGACAACATCGATTCGGCGACCATGACCCCGGAATCTTACACAGAAATCGGGGACATCCTTGACTGGGATAATCCGAGCGACACCAAGAATATGATCGAGTACACCACGCTTGGATCGACCCGGCAGGAGGAGATCCCCGGTATCCCCCGGAATGTGGACGTGCCCTTTAATATCAACTGGACGTCCGATGATACGGGATTGCTGGCCGCTGAAACGGCACGGGCGGCAGATACGAGCAAGACCTTCAAAATCACGTACTCTGACAGCTCCTACCATACCTTCACCGGCTACGTGACGGGCATCAACAACAGCGGCGCAGTGGATGATAAAGTAAGCGGTACTATCACGATCCGTCGGACCGGGGCTATGACATTGTCATGATCACGGGAGTGAAGCGAACAGACATTGCAGGGAAGCCGTACTATCTCCGTTATTCCTGGGCGGCACTCGCCGAGGTAGCGGGGAGGTATGGTGATAGTCCGAATCTTTTCGATCCTGAA